ATGAAAAGATTGACAGAAGCAGGATATACATATCATTCGTGCGATTTCATGGAAGATGGGGTATATGAATTAGCAAATCGGTTGGCTGAGTACGAGGATACAGGGCTCACCCCGGAACAAATTCGCAAATTGAAAGAACGAAGCACAGAAAAGAAGCCGATTGAACACATAACAAAATTTGCACCCATGTACGAATGTCCTTCTTGCGGATCAATAGATGTATACGGGCAAGAATACTGTGATGATTGCGGACAAAGATTAGATTGGAGTGGATTTAATGGCAACGATATGTAAAAAAGTATGCGATAGATGTGGAAAACAGATTCATTATATCGGATGGACCTCTAAGTTAAAAAAGATTGGTATATTAAGCATTTTAAATGGGAATCCAAGCGGATATGATTATTCATACTGTGATTATGAATTGTGCAGGGAGTGCACAAAGGAACTGAATGATTTTCTTAGAAAGAGGTGAATCGATGGAAGATGAAACAAAAAGCACAGTAACGATCATTGAAGAGGTGTGCGAGGACATATGCGAGCACTACTGTGAGTACAGAAACACAATAGACAGCTACGGCGAGTGTGATATGCAACGAGAGAGCGGTAAATGTCCGTTAGATCGGTTGAATTAAGTTGATTTTAATGGAGAGGTAAAAATGGAAAGCGATGCGGGAAAAGACGGATCACGGAAACGAATGTACAAAAAGTGTTACGACGTAGAGAAACTGAAAAAATATGTGAACGAAGGAAAGTCGAACGTAGAAATAGCATATTTGTTAGACATATCAGTAGCAACGGTCATAGCTGGAGTAAAAGCATATGGATTAAAAGGGATGCGGAAACGTGGCAGACCGAAAAAGGAGAATAGCGATGAATGTACTAGAGAAGATTCTGGAAGAGATTGAAGAAGCGACATTTCAAGAAGATGCGCCTATTTATATAGGTAATATGGAGGTGGATGGGTATGTGCGGGCGAGTAGGGTAAAAGATATCATTCGTTCACACATGAATGAAAAAGAAAAAGTAACAAGCGCGGAAATAATATCGCGTAAGACTGACGGGAAACCATATTATGGGATCAAGTACAAAAAAGTGGGTGAAGATCATTACACAGTGGGGTATAGCTCGTATTATTTAGACTATGTTATTGATTGGCTTAATAATTGCTTTGAATTTTGCGGAGAGTCTAAGATAGTTGTTAATGTCGGTAAGGACACAAATGTCCCTAGCAATGATGGTTGGATTCCGGTAGAAGAGAGATTGCCGGAAGATTGTGAAGAAATAGTGTTGGTACAAGTAAGCGGAAAACCAGCAGATAACATATTATTTGATAACGCTTTTGAATTTGCACTTTACGAAAAAGAAGAAGGGTGGATGTTAGATAACTATCCAGAATGGAAAAATCCGGATGTGATCGCATGGCAGTCACTTCCAAAGCCGTACAGACAACCTAAGAAAGAGAAGTCATCATGCAAGAAACACATTATGAGCAGATTTATGAAAGTAGAGTAGGAGCTGATACATTGAGCAACACAAATGAACCAAGTGCTGCCGCGCTGATCCGAGCGCAGGGGCAGCAGTTAAGAAAGGAAACCGTACTGGAATACTGGAGAAGGACGAGAGGTAATAATAATGCAGAAATGGGAAGAAATCGAACAGAAAAAAGAATACCTCAAGGGATACATAAAAGCAAAGAATAGAGAAGCGTTGATAAAAGACCAAATACAACAACTAAGACTTGACACGATGTTTCCGGCGTTGCAAGGCGATGGGATGCCACGGGGCAGCAGTCAAAAGGATCTATCAGATTACACGGCAAAGATCGAAAGCCTCATGGAGGAGTTAAAAAAAGAATGGGTTGAAAGCGTGATCCGGTACGAACGCATCAGAAAAGCAATAAACAAAATGAATGATGAGCAAGAAAAAGAAGCGCTTACAAGGTACTATTTACTTAGAGAAAACAATAAAGTGATACAACGAAAAATGGGAGTAAGTAAGGCGAAACTATACAGAATATATGATAGTGCACTGGAAAACTTTGAAATTTTATAGAAATTTTATAAAATGAGACTCCGTGAGACTCGAAAATGTGATATAGTATAAACTGAATTAAAAGACAAAGAGGGAAATAATCCCCTCAAAACCACGCGCAAGGACATCCGAAAGGGTGTCCTTTCTTGTATCACGGATTCGGGTGAGATATAATAAGAGAAAAGCGCGTGGAGGGATTTTATGAAAATCGAAAACAAAGAGATGCTACTGTATAGTATGAATACGGCATACGAAGAGTTAAAATGCGCAATGATAGAATACAATATGAACGAAAAAGAAGTGTATTTTCGACTCGGGAGTTGTCTACACTGGATAATGGACTGCTATGAACGAGTGAAAGAAATAGTACCGGAAGAACAAAAAAATATTATTTCTTTCGCTGGCGGCGGCGAATAACGCACAAAAGCACTTGAAAGAGTTTGAAAAGATGAGCGTGATTACGGGGAATGGATATCCGAAACAATACCCAAAACGATACGGAGTAAAATATACATGGAAATCGCTCGAAGAAGTACCGCTAAATTCGAGAACCGAAAAGAAACTGTATCAAGAGAAGCTGCTCGGGAGAAATATTATGAAAACATTAACGGAAGCAAAAAGGCAAATCGAGGATTATTTTGAAAGAGAGTGATGACATGTTTTGCAATTACGATCAATACAAAGATAAAGAGGTAGTTAAAAAGCATGAGCAACTTTTAAAACAACTAGGGGAAAAAGACAGAGTATTTTCGCTGGAATGGAACGAAGAAAACATTACACTGATGGAATGCTGTGACTATTGTTTCGGGCATGATTTAACCAAAGAAGAGTGCAAAGAATTATCGGAAGTATTCCGAGAGTTAGCAGAAGAGCTGGGGAAATAAAGAACAGCGGAAACAAATAAAAGAATCGAAGAAAAGTAAACAGAGAAATACAAAGGGCAGCAGGCGAAAGTCGGCTGCTTTTTTCACGATCAAAGAAAGAAGATGAAGGCATGGTATACAGACCGGATCGAGATGGATCGCACCGAGGAGCGTTTGAACGGAATAAGAAAAAAATATATGCAACACAGACGGTGTGCGGGATATGCGGGAAGCCGGTTGACTTCGGATTAAAATATCCGCATCCGTTGTCGCCGTGCATAGATCATATTATTCCGATAGCAAAAGGGGGACATCCGTCAGACATAAACAATCTTCAGCTTGCACACTGGACGTGCAACAGGCAAAAGAGTGACAAGCTGATAAAGCGGAGAGACAAAGAAAAGGATGAAGTTATAAGTAACAGAGTGTTGCCGCATACGTTTGATTGGAAAAATATGAGACACAGTAAATAGGAAATAAGGAGGGCATATCACCCCTATACATGGGTACGAATCTACTTCACGCTGACTGTGAAAAAAAACACACGCTAAAAGAAAGGAAGCTAATATGGCAGATTACAGAGGGGTAAATTATTTACGAAGACGCTTACAGATAAAGAGCGAACGAGTGAAAATGCGTTACAAATACTATGAAATGAAGAACAGGGTGAAGGATTTTCAGATATCGACACCGCCAGAATTGAGAAACGTACAGTCGGTTCTCGGATGGTGTGGGAAAGCAGTGGATAACCTTGCAGACAGGATTGTATTCAGAGAATTCGCAAATGATAATTTTGACATCGGAGAAATTTTTTTGATGAACAACCCGGATACATTTTTTGACAGCGCCGTACTGTCAGCACTTATTTCTTCATGTTGTTTTGTTTATATATCAGTAGACAAAACAGGATTTCCGAAATTGCAAGTAATAGACGGCGCGAATGCAACAGGAATCATAGACGATAGCACAGGTCTGCTGGTGGAAGGTTATGCCGTACTCGAACGAGACAAAAACAAAAACCCGAAAACAGAAGCATATTTTACAAAAGGCGACACATGGATATACAGAAAAGGAGACGAGACGCCGGAGAGAATTAAAAACAACGCACCACACCCGCTTCTTGTCCCGATCGTATTCCGGCCGGACGCGGTAAGACCGTTTGGCCATAGCAGGATCAGTCGAGCGTGTATGGATATTGTCAACAGTGCAATGAGGACAGTAAAACGGTCAGAAATCGCGGCAGAGTTTTACTCGTTCCCACAAAAATATGTAGTTGGAACTGACCCCGATCTAGAACCGATTAACAAATGGAAGGCTACAATGTCGAGCTTGTTGGAGTTTACGAAAGACGAGGGCGGCGACAAACCACAGCTAGGGCAATTTGCGCAGCAAAGCATGTCACCTCACAACGATCAGCTAAAAATGTTCGCCGGATTATTTGCCGGAGAGACAGGTCTAACGCTGGACGATCTAGGGTTTGTAACAGACAATCCAAGCAGTGCGGAAGCAATCAAGGCAAGTCACGAAAATCTTAGACTAATCGCAAGGAAAGCGCAGAGGACGTTTGGCACAGGTTTTTTAAACGCGGGGTACATCGCGGCGTGCTTGAGGGATAACTACCCGTACGAGCGGAGGCAGTTTTATTTAACAAAACCAAAATGGGAACCGGTCTTTGAACCGGATGCGGCCGCGTTGAGTAGTTATGGAGACGGAGCTATAAAAATCAATCAGGCAATCCCGGGATATATTACGCAGGATAAAATGAGAGATTTCACAGGGATATAGGGGAGATAAATGGAAGATATCGCACCGGAGTTACTGGAAAAAATAAAAAAAGATTTTGAAAAGAAACTTGAAAAAAGTGAGACGATCAAAGCGTTTCGGGAAAAGGTTAAGAAAAAAACAGCGACATATAAAGATGCAAATGATTTCGCGATCGAAGCGGGGGAACTGCTGACGGATGCATTTCAAAGCAACCTATCAAAAGAAATATTACCGGATGGCAAAATGTATTACAATATCGCTGACAGGATAATAAGGGAACGACTGGAACATAATTATGATATTACAGCGGAGGCAGCAGTAGAAGTTCAAAAGATATTAAACGAAAAAGCAGGAATCGGAATCAAAGCCATAAAACCGGAAATGAACGAAGATAGGGTTCGAGGAATTATTAATATTGTATCAGGAGGAAAATACGAGGATGTCGCGTACATACTAGGAGAAGCAGTCGTAAACTTTACGCAGTCTGTAATAGATGCAGCGGTAAAAGAAAATGCAGATTTTCACTCAAAAGCAGGGTTAAGACCCAAAATTAGAAGAACATCAACGGGAAAATGTTGCGAATGGTGCGACAGACTTACGGGGATATATGATTACGAAGCTGTATCAGACACCGGAAATGATGTGTTCAGGAGACACAAGCACTGTAGGTGTATCGTAGAGTATGACGCTGGAGACGGAAAAGTAACAAATGTACACACGAAGAAAACGACAGATAAGAAAGATACAAAAAGAAGAATTGAAAATGCGAAAGAATGGTCTAATAAACAAAAAAGTGGTAAAATAAAAGAAACACCAAAGGAAAAAGAAAAAAGGATCAAAGAGGAAAACGGGCTGGATCTTGCTTCGAGAATATCAGGACACCCAAAAATGTTAGGTGCATACACTCCAAGAGGTCTATACCATGCACTACAGAATGCGGGATATGAGACAAAACCTTTAAAAGGGAAAAATTACAGAGATATTCCATTTGAAGAGGGTGGAGGATACAGGGTAAACTTTGGGGGAGATGGATTGTTAATGTATCACCCGGGAGAAAGAAGTCATCACGGAGGCGAATACTATAAAATTTCCACGGGGAAAGGAGGTGTGAAAAGATATGATATCAACGGAAAAGAAAAAGAAGATTAACGAAAGATGCAAGGCGTTAGAAAAAGAATTTGAAAGAAGATACAAGAAAGAAACAGAAGTGCGAGGGAAAAAGTGCTTTGCTGTAAGAGAGGACGAGTTTTTTATTGTATCGGGGCTGAGTTGGGCAAACGCGATCGTATTAGAACACGCATTCTCAAAAACAGAAGTGGAAAAAAACATGTTTGAGGATGGAAAGCTGTTCTACATGGAAGAAATGAATGAAAAAGAAATGTTTGAAAAAATGATAGAAGAGATCGAAGGGTGAGGCGAAATGGCAAAGGACGATTATTTTGTAATTGTATACAAGATACTATCGTACTTGTATGTAAAATTGAAATCGGGAGAAGATACAAACCCGAACATGATTACTCACGACAGTCAACTACTGCAGATCAACCGGAAATACTGGGATTATATCATGAGAAATTTAATTGAAGACGGATATATAACATGCGAAACAGAAAAAGTGTGGGGCAAAGAATTGATTTATGATTTAAAAACGGCAGAGATCACACCGGAAGGGATTGCGTATGTGTGCAACAACTCCTTAATAGAGAAAGCGAAAGAATTTTTGAAAGATATAAAAGAAATAACTCCATTTATCTAAGCGCGCGAAAAGCGCGTTTTTTTAATGCAATTTGAAAAAAATGTCCCTTCGGGCAATGGGGTGATATTGCTCGTGAAAGATATAGTTAAAAGACAGGAGGAAAGTCATGACGGAAACGAGGTTAGGACGTCAGACGCCGACTCAATCCGTAACGATTCCTTATTCAAAAACACGAGGACAAGAAGCTGCGGAACTGTACGCAAAGACAGGGAACGAGCTGCTTGAATGGCAGCAGTTGCTACAATGCGACATTATGGCCGTAAACGATGATGGTTTATGGATGCATCAAAAATATGGCTATTCAGTGCCGAGACGAAATGGAAAGTCGGAAAATGTGTTAGCGCGCTGCCTATGGGGACTGAAAAACGGCGAAAGAATTCTGTACACGGCACACAGGGCAACAACATCACACGCAGTGTGGGAGCGGCTGGATCGAATGTGCGAAAAAGCAGGAATCAAGATATCATCATCATTTAAGGCGTTTGGAAAAGAACACTTATACACAAGCGACGGGGGTGTAGTAGAATTCCGCACAAGAACATCATCGGGCGGACTCGGCGAAGGATACGACGTGTTAATTATAGATGAGGCACAAGAATACACGGAAGCACAGGAGACGTCTTTGAAATATATCGTATCAGACAGCGAGAACCCGCAAACAATCATGCTTGGAACGCCGCCAACGGCGGTATCGGCCGGAACAGTTTTTACAAAATATAGGGAGACAGTACTTGCCGGTCGTGGATTCGATTCCGGATGGGCGGAATGGTCGGTTGAAAACTTGACA